AGGAAAACATTTAGCAGGTGGAGTATCAGACTTAACAACTTCTTTTAAATGTTTAACTCTGTCAGAAGCATTTATCATATGTATGCTTTCAACAGGCATGTAAGTGAGTTCACCTGTCGATTTATCTATTGCAAGAAAACCTGCTGAGTCATCACCTGCACTCTCTGCATAGGCACTTATCTGAGATATGTAACCAAAAGGGTCGTTGTTAATTAGAGAACCATCCTTAAACTTCTTGAAGCTATAAGATGAAGCACTTTTAATATCAACTAGAGTACCATCTATTCTACAATCTTTATGACCCTTGACACCTTCTATCTCTTCCAACTTCTGCATTTCAGATACGTCATGTCCTGAAGCTTCTGCAAGAAGTATAACAAGAGACTCAAGGATTTCTCCATATAAAAACTTTATTCTAGTTTTAGCATCAAGTTTATTTGGTTTAATATCTGACTTGATATCATACCATAATTGTCTATCAGGTCTTCCTATCTGAGAGAGTCTTAACGTAGTTACGTCTCCTCTCTTCTCAAATAGAAAGCTCTCAATAGATTCCATTACGTTCTTGCTAAAGGTTTGAAGAAAAGCCTTATCAGTTTTTCTCTTATCTAAACCTTCATCAATAGTCCTGTATATATCTTGGACTAAGGTCTCTACTTTTTTACTCATAATATTCCTTTATAAAAATCCCACCAACCACAACCCACTTCAGCATTAAGCTTATTATTTAGAAAGGAATTTCTTTAGAGTCATCCAAGTTATCTCCTGACTGATATGCATCAGGCACGACATCAAAGTCTTCACCCTCTTCATACTCTACAAGGTTAACAACTTGGACTGCTTGAAGGTCTGCTCCAATACCCTTCTTCCCTGCGTAACTCCATTCATAAGTTTTATAAAGGACATTAACATCAGAACCATTTCCTATTAATGTTCCCTTGATGTCTCTCTTTTGAGAGTCTTTTAAAGATGGTGGATTATTTTGATTACCATTCTTAGAAGTTACCTTCCTCTTGATAGTAACAAAGTCTCCTCTCTCATCATCTTTATTCTTTACTGCCATACCTGAGTCTATGGCTTTCTTTTTATTGTTCTCATCTACAGATAAGTCTATAGTCCAAACAGGTTCAAATGTAGTGTTTGGATTTGAAATTGATGCCCAATAGGCTTTACCACTTAATACTGGCATATCTTTACTCCTTAGTTTGTTAGTGCAATCTTAGTTGCTTGTTAAATTATAACGAATTATACTACACCTAAAAAGGTATGTCAACTCATTAATGTGTTTCATACCAATTTTTTCCTATTTTATATTCACTATCCAATGGACATTGAACATTCAGTTCTTTCTCAGCAAGTTTCATTGCCTGCTTAGTTAGCTCACCAAACCTTTCAGCTTGGTCTCTACGAACTTCAAATTGGTATTCGTCATGTATAGATGCAACAAGCTTGTAGTCATAAACCTGTTGCACCTTTAAAGTTATTTGTCGTAGCCATTCCTTACAAATGATTGCACCTGCTCCTTGTAAGAGTAGGTTCATTGATGCATGAAACTGTCTGACCTTTAGTATCCTACCATCAATACCTTTTATGAATCCTGTCTTTGCAACTCTGTCAACCTTATCACGCAAGGTTTTTAGAGCAGGCATATTGGACATAAACTTATTGATAATATTCTTACCTTCAGTCTTACCACCACCAACTATCTGACCTATCTTATCAGGACCTGCACCATAGATTAAAGCATAGATAAAAGTCTTTGCTTGGTCTCTAGTCTTCAGACCTGCAGCCTTCTGATTGGCAGTATGTATGTCTCCTTCAACTACTTCCTTTGTAAACTTGGAATCGCCCATGTAATGAGCAAGGCAACGAAGCTCTAGGCTAGATGCATCACAACCTAGTAATACATAATTACTATTGGTAGGTATCCAAACTGACCTACATTCCTTTCCATAGGGAGAATAGGAAGCAGGAACTTGAGCCATGTTTGGAGAGTTGTGAGCCATTCTTCCACTGATTGCTTTCAGTGTCATCACTCTACCATGCACCTTACCATCTTCTTGGACTACATCTATCCAAGACTTAATCTGAGAAACCCTCTTCTGCAATAGAAGATAGTGAGCAATCTGTAGTGCTTCAGGAATATCTTTGATTCGTTTCAATGTTCCTTCATCAACAATAGGATGCCCTGTAGGTGTCAGGTTCTCAGGTTTCCAACCTTTCTCTATCAATCTCTTTGAGATTTGTTGTCTAGAGTTAGGGTTGAACTCTTCCACACTATCACTTAGTTTCTTACCTGTCTTCTCTGAGTATCTTTCAGTAATGATAGGTGGGAATATTTCTTGTAAATCTTTTTCTATCTTGTCTGCTTCTTCCTCAAGTCTTGCACATAGCTTGTCTGCCTGTTCAATGTCTAGCTTGAAACCATTCTCTTCCTGTCTGTTTACTATGGCTCTGACTTGATGCTCAAGAAGCATAGACTTCTTTGAATATTTCTTTAGTGTAGGTAATAAATGTAAGTATAATTTATATGTCAACTCAACATCTTGAATACAATACTTCAGCATCTCTTCATTGAAGTGAGAGAAGTCATCGTAATCTATCTTACCAAATCCCAATCTCTGACCCCATGCCTTGAGTGAGTGACCACCTTCTAACATAGGGTCAGATAATTGTGAAAGGATAAGTGTATCTCTGACCTGTGAAAGTTTTATCTTACTACCTGTCAGCTTGTTGAGTATGGGAGCATCAAATGATATCCCATTATGCATAATAAATATATCTACAGATTCACTCCACTTAGCAAAGTCTTTCAGAGTATCTCCATGCCATGACAATACATCTCCTTTGTCAATATCTTTGGCAACAATACAATGAATGACCTTTGCTTTGATGTCATCAGTTTCAATATCTACTATAAATTTTCTCATAAAAAGTCCTCTACGTCTGATTGGTTATTAGACTCAAGTGGATTCTCAATCTCTTTCAATCGACCTGAGTCCTTGTCATAAAGCAGGTAGGCAGAGACACCTGTCTCACCTGCATATCTATTCTTTAGAACCCTGACTGTAGTTGTATTAGCCATGACAGGGTCTTCTGCTTGTTGGTCTCTCTCTAGTGCAATGACTGCATCTGATATCTGTGCAATAGAGTGTGAACCTCTGAGCATTGATAAGGATATTTCCTTACCTTGTTCCTGACCTTTATCACCTGTTGCTCTTCTCAAGTGAGACACTAGTAACATTGCACATCTAGTTTCTTCTACAAGAGAACGTAGCTTGGTCATAAGTTGGTCAATGTTTCTTCTCTCATCCTCACCTTCAATACCTGATACAAGTATGGATAGGTGGTCAATGAGTATGTACTTACAGTCTAGTGCCTTAACCATGTATCTTACTCTGTTAAGTATCTCATCAGTAGTAATAGAACCAAAGTGGTCAAAGCCATAGAACCTTCTAGTACCAATAGTCTTTCTCTCAAACTCTTTGAGTTGTTCTACTGTATAGTTCTTCTGTACTTCCTTGATATACAATCTGTCACTTGCTTCTACTGACATGATATGTAACATAGTTCTTGTAATGTTTTCTTCAAGAGAGAACACACCAATGTTATGTTCAGTATTAGTTAGTAAGTGATGCATAAGTTCTCTCATAAGAGAAGACTTGCCTGCTCCTGTGCCTGCAGTAAAGGTAACAAGTTCACCTGTACGAATACCATACAACTTCTCATTGAGTCCATCATAAGGATACAAACAAGTCTCTGTATCATCTTCCTCATAGATTCTTGAGGTGATATCTGCAAGGTTGTGTATGCCTGCAGGAGTGTAAGGTTTAGCATTCCAAAAGTCTTGAGTGAACTCCTGCTTCTTACCTTTCATCAGATACTCATTAGCATCCTTGTATCTCATGTCCATGATAAGACACTTGTTAGGTTCAAATATCTGAGCAACTTTTGTGGCTGCCTTCCTTCCATGCTCATCATTATCAAAACATATTACAATCTTTTCGAACTTATTTACATAGTCATAGTTAGCCTTGATATCTTTGAGTGCAGACTGACAACCATTCTTGATTGAAAGACATGCCCACTTAGAACCTTGTAACTCATAGGCAGACATTGCATCAATCTCACCTTCACAGATTGTAAGATACTTACCACCTTGAGTGAACTTGTTCTGTCCAAACAAGACTGCTTTAGGTATGTTACCTTCTGAAGAGAAACCTTTGTTCTCTACAAGTCTTATCTTGTTACCTACGTGACTATTATTAATGTCGTAATAAGGATATATATGCTTAACCACATTGTGATTTCTATCGTGTAATACTTGGACATTAAAAAACTGTGTAGTCTCTCTCTTAATTGCTCTATCAGGTATACCATCTATAACTCCACTACTAAAATTTTGGTGATTGCTATTTATTGATATAGGTTTCTGTACTTGTTCCATATCATCTCCCTTTGAATAAGTTCTACATGAAAAGCAAAACTTAGTTCCACCTTCATATAATACATTTGCATCAGATGAACCACACCTGTCACAACTACCTTTCTTAATTACTTTTGATTCACTCATATCATTCCTTACTTTGTGTTAATATTTTTGCAATAGTTTCCATTGCACTTTTTTTAATTGAGTAATACTTATTATCTATCTTATTATTATATGCAACTATACATTCATATAAGTCTTTCTCTTTATCATAAGATATAACACACTCAACTTGTCTACCATCTACAAACCCATGATAGTTATCATAACCATATTCGTTAGTCATCTTCTCCATACTCCTGTTTTATTATTTCATTTATAAAGTCAGTATCACTTTCAATCTTGTCTGCGACTTCTTCTCTAGCATACTTCTTTGCTTCATGGTGAGTGTATCCTTCTTGGATTAACTCCTCATAGATTTCTTTGTAGAGTTTCTTTTTGTCATTATCCCAAAGATTTTTCATAGTCTTCTCTGTTCTTTATAAGTTTGTTTAAGTACCATTGTGCCTTTCTTAAATCTTCAGCACCATTTTTATACCTATATCTCCATAAGTATTTCATAATGTTACCTTGAAGATAATAAGCAAAGCCTTCATCAGTCATTGCTTCAATAGCATCTATTGTTTCAATGCCTGCCTTGTTGTAGTGAGGTGGATGGTTTACCATGTCCTCTTTAGTTTCTTTTAATTTTCTTACCATATAATTGTCATACCTTTCTTCCATGTCACACACCTATGAAT